CCGTCTTCCGGCATTTCATATTCCGGCGGGAAGGTGCAACCGCCCAGCAGTCCAGTTTCTTCCAGATACGCGGTGCTGTCCGCGTTCATGCAGAAATAGATCGTCCGTCCCGCGCTGTCTTCCAGGCTTTTACACCAGTCACACGCGGCGCAATGGCAGATAATGTTCCCTAAATAGTCCCGCTCCGGTTCGTTCATGGCTGCGCCCCCGCTTCTTCCGTCCCGATCTCCCATCGAATTTTCATTTGCGCCGGGTATAAGTCCACTTGCGGGCGGCGCTTCCCCGTCCAGCGCAAGCCGCCAGCTTGTCCCACGCACTTCCAGCCTGCCGCTTTAAGGCTTGTTCCCGGCTCCGTGTCCAGTATGTAGGTTATAAGCCGCTTATATCCCATTGCCCGCGTTGCCCGCCAGGCCGCCGCATAGAGCATGGAACAGGCGTTGCGGCTCCCATCCGTGCATAGGCGGTTTACTTCCAGCGTCCAGCCATCGTCTAAATAGCGGCCTACCGGGCGGCCCACAATGGCAACGCCCACAATTTCTTCCCCGTTGGAAAGTCCAATAGAAAACTTGTGGCCCACAACCTTTCCGTGGTGTCTGTGCTTCTGTTCTACAAATGCGTTTGCTTCCCGCAAGGTCATAGGGACAATTTCAAGCTCCACGGTTCTGCCCTCCCTCAAAACAGGCTTGTTTGACCTTCTTTTTTCCGCTCTGTCTCTTTCTTTTCTTCCCGCTCTTTATCACGCTTTGCCTTGCGTTCCGCGTCATACTTTGCCTTGAAGTCCCTATAGGCCCGCGTATACTCATACGCTCCGCCGAAAATATTTTTTGCCACCACCGCAAGCCCCGGATCAAGCTGTTCTGCGGCCTGCAACTCTTGTTCAAATCTACTTCCGAACGGACAGCAGGCGCACCCCGTTCTTTTGAATCCGTGTTTTTCGTAAAGATCGGAATGGACAACGCCGCGCCGCTGGCAGTATAGTTCTTTGTCCGCGTCCGTGAAGTAAAACAGCGGGCGGAACTGGGCCGCTTCACTTTTGCTTGACGGTTCCGAAAAACAGCTGTTGTATGCCGTGGCTCTTGCGCCGCCCTCTGCTTTTCGTATGCCCACAATGTTGATTGTCGCTTTAATTTCCTTTATGTAGTCGTGGGCAACGTCCTTCTTTGCTCCTTTGCAGCACCCATCCGAAAAACCGATTTTCGGCGGGTTCGCAATCATAAATTCTTTCAAAAGGCGGCACTTTTCAATGTTCATCCGGCTTCCCGGCCCAAAAGCGTTACACCACCAGCGCAAGGCCGCCTTGCAATTCGGGTATCTTGCATAAAGGATTTCAAACGGTTCATCTTCCCACTGGAAGCCGTGGGCCTGTAGGCGGCTTATGTATTGGCTTATCTGCTTTGACATAAACGGTTGCCCCCAGGTCTTGCACCCCAGCGGAACGGGCGTTTTTGCCTTTTTCTGCTCGATCGTTACCCCGTATTTTTCTTCCAGTAAGCCCAGGTGTTCTTTCGTGGCCGTGTATTCAATCCCCGTGTTGAACCATACATAGTGAATTTCTGCAAACGGGTAATTTTTCGCCGGGTTCAACGCCTGGATCATATCCAGCATAACATCACTGTCAGAACCGCCGGAAATGGATACTGCCGCCCGCGCCGATCTGAACATAAGGTTTGCGTGTAGTTTCCGAAACGCGCTATTTATGTTCGGGCACTCCTTTTCCGGGAACAGTTCAAGCATTTTTTCTAATTCTTCCATCGTTCCTACCTCTGCCGCCGAAAATCCGCCGCGTTCGGGCAGGTCTTCCAATGCGGCATAAAGCCCACCGCCGTTTCCAGCTTCGCTTCCCGCGTGGTCACTTCGTCCGGGCGGGCTGCCCGGCCTTTCAGCGTTCCCCCTTCGTCCGTGAAAAAGAGATCCTTTCCGTCCCCCTCAATCACGAAAACGGGTTCCGGGTCAATCGGCATCGACTTTCCCGCCGCCGTGCGTATCCAGTCAATTTGCCGCCCGCACCCTTTGCATACACTCATTGTTTCGCTCCTTCCCACGGCTTCCAGCCATCTTCCCGGACTTGAAAAGCGTCCCCCAGCTGCACCGTGTCCGGGAAATTCGCCTGCGTGGTCTTTATGGCGTACTTGTCAATTTCCGTGGCCCAATACGCCGCCACGCTGGCCCCCAGCTTGTCCAGCGCCAGCCGTCCGCAACTCATACCATCATACATAGACAGCACTTCCAGGGGCTTTTCCGTTATCCCTGGGCAGTAGGAAAGAATATGGGCTATAACGTCCACCGTCCAGCCGTTGCCCAGCTGTCTGTATGCCTGCGTGTCACTTACCGGGAATATGTAGTAATCCGGCACGGTTTGAAGCCGTTTGCACTCCAAAACCGTTAATCTGCGGATAATATAAAGGCCGTCCGCCAGGTTCGCTTTTAACTGCTTCCCTTTGACCGTGATCCGCCCGCCCCGGACTTCATAGATCACGCGGGCGCGGCCCTCTATTTCCGCTGTCATTTGCCCGTCTGCATCGAAAGTTATAGGGTAAACAGCACCCCCCCCCCGCAAATCCAGCCGGATCAACTGGTACGGCATAAAGCCCGGTTTTGGCTCCATACCCTCCCGCTTCCCCTTGCAGGGTTACGGCCTTACCGTCCGGGGAATATACCCGAAAAGGCTTGCTGTCGTGGTTTGTCTGTGTCCCGCTCTCTATGGTCCCGATCCGCATAGGTTCCGCAACGCAAGTTTTTCTGTCCACAGTGTTTCCAACCATGTTGCGGATACCGTCTTTATAGTAGCTGGCCCGCAAGCACTTCGCTTTTCCTTCCGTTGTTATGTTCACGGGTTCCGCCGCGCCGTTGAACGGGAATTTCCCGTTTCTTGCTATCGCGTTCACTACAGAACGTTCGTGGGCCGCCATCAATGTGTAAGCCTTTTCACGCCAGCACACGCCACTTTCCAGAATGTCCCGCAGAACGATTCCCCGGTCTTCCGGCTGTTTCACTCCCGGAATGTTCGTCCAGTAAAGGCGCTGCCTGTTCTGGGCGCTCAGAAGTGAGGAATTGATCAGAATCGGTTCCACGCCCAGTTCCGCCGTGATCTGCTCCCTGATAGGCCCCGCCATACTTTTGTTGTTCTCGTACAGAAAGTATTCCGGTCGGAACTTGTCCCGCGCCATCAGGTAATTTTTGAACAGTTCCCAGCCGATCCCGCTGGGCTGTGTTTCGCGGCCCTTCCGCGCAATGCTCCAATGCGTGCAAGGGCTTCCGCCGATCAGCAGTTTCACCGTTTCCGCCCCCCTATCCCTCGTTTTCCTCTTTCCATTCCTCATAGGTCAGCGGGGAAGTTCCTTGGTCTTGTCCCCCTTCTTCTGCGTATCCCGCCCAATCCATCACGTATGCGCAGTATTCCGCGTAGGTTTCCGCTTCCGTCTTCCCGGCGGGCTGTTCCGCTTCATCGTCAATAGAGGTCAAGATGGAAGGGGACAGGATCAAAGCGGGGCGCAGATAATACCCGGTCCAGGAACAGCTGTAGTAGTTGGCACCGCCATCGGAATTGACGAGCCAGGCGTGGTCAGAGTTGCCGCACTTCTCACCCGGCGTTCTCCACGGGGTAGCAAGCCACCAACATTCTTCCACGTCCGGTATAATGTGCTGGTACTTTCCGTACTGTTCCAGGGTCAGCAGGCCGATCTTGGTTTCATGGAAGCCGTATTCCCGCGTTCCGTCCGTGGCTTTCAGATCAATAGTCATGTTCAGAATGTCGCTGATCTTCGCGCCGCCGTCCTTCAAGGTGTTCAAATAGTCTTCCAGCGCCTGCCCAATGCTGGCGCTGCGCAGATCGTTTACGCCGTTGCTGTCAAAAGCGGCGTTCTTCCAGGTTTCCTTGCGGATAGCAAGCACCCCGCCGCCGATATAGTCCAGGGCAACAAACTGATCCCCGAACGCCGTGAAGGTTGTCCCATAAGGCACGCGCCGCAGTTCCATTGTTTTCATTTTGTCATTTCCTCCCATTTTTCTTGTTTGCTTCCATCAGCGGACACCATGCCGGGACATAGGGAAGGAAGCGCCCGGCTGTGCTTACCGTGTAGCCCCGGCGCGGGCCGGGGGCGCTACATCTATGCCACAACTGCCCCTTGCCCGCGTCTTCCGCTGTGATATGGGCGCACCCCTCGCACGTCCTGGAAAAGTCCGCGCCTACGCCGCGCCCCACAGTCATTCCCAGCCTTTCAAGCGCCGCAC